AAGTCCACCTCGCTAATGTTATCGGGCGGTTTAATGTGAACGACACCGGTTTAGACCCTCAACCTGTTTAACCGTCCACCGCAGGGTCCGGAGCTGGTGACGTCACCCCGGAGTGCCTATGTATTCACCCGTAACGTAGTGCCCAAAACACTTAAGCTGGTCAACCCGAGCTACTAGCTCACGGCTTTAGCCGTGGGTCGTTGACACAACCTCCTTTACTGCGCTCTATGCACAAAAAACAGCCCGGGCCAGCCGACAACCCGGGGTTGGCTTCTTACACTTCGTCTATGGAAATGTCTACATAAGTGAACTCGTCGCAGATAGTGCTGTATATCAGCAGCCAGTCACTGCGGAACAGGAACTTCAACAGTCTCTCCAGGCCGTACAGCTCCCCGGAAGCGATGAATTTCTCCCGCAGCTCCGTAGCCCTATGGTCTGGAACTCCGGGTGTCGGCAGCACGGGGGAAGGGTCCACTTGCAGCAGCTGCAGGACCCTGTCTTCGAAAAAGGGGGCGTCCTCTACGGACCGTAGGTATCTGTCCAGAAAGTCCGTGTCTATCCCCCTGGTTTTGGCCGCGGCGTACAGGGTTGATTTAATCCGTCGCAGGCGCCCCAACAGACAATAGCCGTGGGGGTCGTTATTCTTGTTTCTGGCGTGTTCTAACAATCTTTCCGTCAACACACTCACTCACACTTCACACTCCATGTCTCGAATTTCGGCTGTTTATATTTAGTTGTTCCTCTACCCACTCTCTGGTCTTCGGGGCGAGAGTTACCCTGTCCCTGGTTTTAAGGTAAAACTCACGAACATCGTCCTTTCCGGTGATTGCCCTGCCGGCGCCCTTCCAGTCGGCCAGCATTTCCTTCCTGTATTTCAGGGGCATGTCCATGACAACCACACCACCGGTGTCCTTCCATAGAATCCAGTACTGCCAGTGGTGTCTGTTGCGGTTCTGGTGCTTGAGCCAGGCTCTATCGTACTGGAGGATCCATTCTGGGCGAGAGTCGTTTTTCATATAGAAGTGCCGCAGATACGGAAACCATTCGTCCGGCAGGAACTTACTCAAATCGTGCACCAGCCCTAGCCACGGGATGCCTAGCTTACAACACTCTATAAACACGAACCAACGGTGCCGGGTAAGGTATTTCAAGTAGAGAAAAGTACACTTCAGATAGCTGAAAAAGGTTGTCATAACTCGTGGGGGATTCTCATTACTCGCCCGAAGCTGTCTTCAATTAAGTTAACTAGGAATTTTCCATATATTTTTGGCCGATCTTCTTGTGTGCGCTCCATCAGGGCCTGGACATCCTTCTGCAAATCCCTGACCTCTTTCGGTGCCTCCGGCAGCCACCAGAGGATGCCGTAGAAAGACGGATCCTCCTTGCACCGAAACTGTACATGCTGTTCGCTGCCGTTGCGAGGCAACTCCTTAAGTGACAAGGTAAGATCCTCTTCCCGCAGCCCCTTGCGCGCACGGCTTACGAACTCCTGGACGGCTGCATACCCTTCTTTTATTGCTTCCGGATTCCTGTTGTCCGTAGCAGTTGACACTACACTGACATACCTTCCGTAGTAGTGTAGAAGGGCCACATAGGTGGTACGGGCGTAGTCGCCGTGTAAACGGCTTTCCAGGTATTCCGCGACCTTGACCGGGTAGTCTGCCTGTATATCTTCAGTCATCATCGCTCCTCCTTATTTGTGCAAAACATATCCCTGTCAGTTGTATAACCAATACCACCAAAAACACCGGCCACAAACCCATTAACAACGGGATACGGTTACAGTTGTTCCAGGGCCTTCGGGTCACCAGCGTGTCCCGGAAACACAACAGAACCAGGGCCATAACCAACACGCCGAAGGCATAGACGATGATAACGCCGCTAATATAAGTTATAACGATGTGGAGCTCCATCTCCCTCCCCCTCCTTTCAACTTTTAGCTGGTTGCGTGTTTGCACGTGAAACCCCGTACCTCCAGCCATCGTTTCTCTGGAGGAATTTTATGCATAGAAACAGCGTCAGGAAATCTCAATGCCGCCTCCCCACTCTCCCCCCGCTGTCCAGAAGCAGGATCTCGGGGAAATCGTCGTCGTCGAACTCATCGCTACCGTTCGGGTAACCGGGCTGCCCCGGGTAGGCCTTCTTCCTGCCCGCGGCCACCGACACGTACTCCTCCGCGAAAGCCTCACACCTGTCCAGCAGCCCGGCCCCTGGTTTTCCATCGAACTTGTTTTCCGGCATACAAACCTCCTACCTCTTCTTGTATTTTTTGAGCCTATCCTTTATAGCTCCGATAACGGCCGTAACGGCGTCCCGCCTCACCCCGTCGGTGGCCTGTCCCACCACGCTCCTTTTGGCCTCCAGGACTTTCCAGATGTCCTCGTCCACCGTGTCGGCTCCCAGGAGATACCAGACGTTCAGGGCGTGCTTCAGCCCTATGCGGTGGCCCCTGTCTTCGGCCTGGTCCATGTCGGCCGGTGTCCAGCCGAGTTCTATGAAGGCGATGTGGGAGGCCTCCGTTAAGTTTAGCCCCACGCCCGCGGCCTTAATCGACAGGATCAGGAGCCGGCAGTTCGGGTCTTTCTGAAAGCTGTCCACGTAGGCCTGCCGCTGCGGGATAGGAGTCTCCCCGTTCAGGTATGGTGCGCCGAAGCGCTCGGACAGGATGTAGCCGGCCTCGCGGTGCCAGACAAAAACCAGCATCTTTTCATCGTTCTCCAGCACACTCTCCATCCATTCGCACACGAACGGCATCTTCAGTTTCATGGTCTCCTGCTTCAGCGCCTCGATCTCGGTGAGCTGCATGGAGAATTTCATGAGTTCGCTGCTCTTGTCATCACTAATGGTCGGCAGCTTCTCGATCTCGAACAGTTTCAGGGCCGCAGCGGTTTCCAGGTCCCGGTAAGTCTTCCCGTCCAGCTCTATCGGGATGACGGCCCTCCTCTTTTCCGGGAGCTCCGTGAGGACGTCCTCCTTCTTCCTGCGTACATAGCAGGTGGCCCTCAACTTCTCGTTCAGCTCGTCCAGGTTCTTCGCGCCGGTGTACAGTACCGTGGGGATTTCCGCCGCCGTCTCCTTCTGGGTCCGGACATTACGCTTCCGGATCGCCTGCCTCATGTAATCGGGCATGGGCACGGTGCAGTACCTGTCGGTGAACTTTTTCCACCCTCCCAGGTCCTGCAACCTGTCCAGTATCTGGAGTTGTGGCACCAGTTCTATCGGCCGGTTGAGGACCGGCGTGCCTGTTAGGGCCAGTCTATACGGAATACCGGACACCAGCTCCTTTACAGCCTTAGTCCGGGTAGCCTTTCCGTTCTTTACATAGTGGGACTCGTCTATCACCACGGCCTGCGGTTCCAGGGCCTTGAGTGCATCCTGCTTTTTACCCACGATCTCGTAGTTTAATACCACGATGTCCGTAGCGGGGCAGGTCTCGCGCGTCTTCAGTTTCTTCGTGGACCATACCGACACGGTCTTCCCCGGCAGTGCCTTCTCGATCTCCCGTTTCCAGTTCAGTTTCAGGGAGGATGGACAGACCACTATGGCTGGAAAGGCCTGTAGTTCATGCAGGAACGCCAGGGCCTGGACGGTCTTCCCCAGCCCCATGGCGTCGGCTATGAGGCAGCGGCGCGTCTTTAGCGCGTACTCTACTCCCGCCTTCTGGAAGGGCATAAGCTCGAAGCCGAAGCCGTCCGATAGCTGGAAGTCGGAGTTTTCTGCCGAACTAGCGGCCACCATTTTAGCCCTGTCCTCGTAGAGGTTCACCAGGCGGGTCACCGCCGTAGCGCTCATCTCGAACCCGTACTCGTACACCAGGTCCAGGATGCCGGTAGAGCTGTCCAGCGCGATCGGGACACTCCACTCCTTCCTCTCGCCATCCCACTTCCACCCATATATATTCTTTATAACTACCCGGGTCTCGGTATCGTAAGGGAAGGTGATGATGAACCGGTCTTCACGGACATCTATCGCCCTGGCGGTTGTTTTTTGGACAGGCAGCTCCGGCGCCTGTAAGGCTGCGTAGTCTATGTCGTAGTTTAATAATTGCTTCCGGTACTTCTTCAGCATGAGCCAGGCCCTGAAGGCCATCTTGTCCGTCCACTTTTCCGGAGGCATCGATGCCAGCCAGTGGCCGTACCCGGTGTCCACGCTGTTGAAACCTACCCCGTCTGGCGCCGAGGCGTAGTCGCATACCCGGGCGAGGGTAGCCACTGCATGCCATATATTTTCGTACATACAGCCTCCTTTCAGTCGTCCCAAACCGGCCCGTCGGTCGTGAAGCAGCTGTTGTCTATCAGGGAGGAGACGCGGGTCACCCGTTCGTTTCTGGTGCAAACCCTGTAGATCTCGACCCGGACCTCGGGGATGGCTCCCTTCGATTCGCCCCACGCGTTCCTGGTAGGGGTGAAGCCCATCCACTTTATGCAGGCGGTGTCCAGTTCTTCCTCGTTCAGCCACTCTGGCCAGACAACGCTTCTCAACGTGCCGTCGTTTCGCAGCACCTTTTCATCGAGCGGGTAGCTTCCTACTACTTCGTACTCGTCTTTTTCAACATTATTAAAAACTCTGCTGGTAATTACCCACACATACTCCAATTCCTCGGACATGTCTCCCTCCTTCCTAGTATATAAAAATCAGGTCGATGTCTGCAGATAGCCCCTCCAGGAACGCTTTTAGGTCTTCCACGTATCGCTGCAGAACGGACAGCTGTTTATGGGCACGAACAGTACCCCTGTTCAGCAGATCTAGTTCGGCGGCTCTGAATACGTGTTCCACGTCGAAAACCTTGAACAGTAGGCTGTTTTTGCACGAAAACAGGCTTTTCAGCAGGGTCTGCGCTCCAGCTGGAACCGCTTTCCACGGCATTTCCAGGATCTGTTCGGTGTGTGTTGTATTACACATAATACATCCTCCTCCTCCGTGTTTCCGGACACCGGTAGGTGTTGTCTGGCCCGTTGGGCCGCAAACACGCTCCAGTATTACTTCCACTAGGGACGTGTCCGGATATATGGATTGTTTTTTTATACTCTTTGTGGTAGAGTTTACTTATGCAGAAGCAGAAGAGATATGCCTATCGCCCGAAAGGGAATTTCATCCAGATACCGAGACAAGTGTTCATTTTTACCCAGTTGTTGCGGCCCTCTACAGACGGGAAGATCTACTTATTCATGTACGACATGTCCATAGCGAGAGGTCATACGCACACGCACCTGGTCTCCATTCGGGAGATGGAGAGTATTCTGGGTATTCAAAAAAGCGCGCTGCACGAGTCGGTAACCAGACTGCGTGCCATGGGCGCGCTAGAAGTCTATCAGGTGTACAAAAACGAAGGCACTCGCTACACGGTCAACCTTCCGGTGTGGAACGGTAGTTCGTGGGACTTTTACCCGGCCGGCCAGTGTCCGTATCTGTACAAAAAAGGAGAAGCGGTGGACGCGGAAATACCGCAGGACCTCTTGGGATTCTGGTGACGTAGGGCTCAACCTGCTTCCTGTTCTACTGTACTGTGGGTCGTGCATGCCGGTGGGTAATTGACCGGAAGTTTTGTTTTTTTAAACCAGAACTCCTTCCTTCTTCGGCTCTCCTTTCAGGATTCTGCGGGCGTCTTCCAGGGCGAGGGACGCGGTGCGTCGCATGCCCATACACACCTTCTCAAAATCGCCGATCGGGTAGGCGGACACGGTCTGCAGCGCTGCGTCAAGCACTCTGACCACGTCAACCAATGTTGGGATGTCTTCTTCTAGCAGGTCGCGTAGGAGCCTTTCTTTTCGGTCGCGGGTGTTCCCGTTCGTGCAGTAGTGTGCCGACAGTTCTTCTAGGATGGGTTTTATACCAGCCCCTATCATACCTTCCCTCCTCTTGTTCCCACAGCAGCAACAATTCGGCCGTGGTGACGTTCACGACATAGCCATAAAAAACCGAGTAACCCTCGCGTAGCAGCTCTAGTTTCAGGTGTGGCATATAGGACAGTTTTGGGCAGAATCTGTCGCTCCACACCTTTCCCCACTCCTGGAGTTCTTTCGGAGACTTCCACAACGGGAGGAGCTTGTCCTTGTGGACCTCGTAGAGCATGCGGTTTTTTGTCAGGTCCTGGTCCAGGTCGAACAGCGCTTCCAGAACATACTGGTCCAGAGGCCCTTCAGTACCACCTCGCAAGCGTTTGTGCAGGTTTTCAGCGATGACCAGCATCTTTTCCGGCGCCTCGGGCGAGATGAAATACACCGTCTTCCCGTCCACGGTGTCGGCCAGTATCCACTCCTCTTTTTTGTATATCGGTGGCGCGTCGTCCCAGTGCATGTCACTACCCCCTTCACACAAAATAACAGAGAGGCGCGTTAGCACCTCTCCTATTTATGTACTGACTATCCTACGACTGTTACCTGGGGGAGGAAGGTCTCCTTCACCCCATTGGTTCTGAGGACCACCACGGTGTCCCCCTCTGCCTGGGCGGAGAGCCCGGGCATGGTTCTGTTTATGGCGGACTCGACTTCCGCCGCGTACATCTCTTCCTGGTTTACAGGCACCAGCCCGCAAACCATTGAGAAACTCGCTGTAGCTTTTCCAATCATTTCCAGTTGAATATGGCGCACTATAGATATGAGCGCCACCTTCATGGCAGGAGACAGATCCTTCCTGCCGCCGATACTTTTAAGGTGATCCATTAGCATGAGTAACCCTCCCCATTATAATGATATATTTTTAATACCAATACAAATAAAGGATTTTACAGGTATTCACTGCGGAGCTCGGCCAGTTCTCTCTCCAGCCTCTCAATCCGGTCCGCCAGTGACAACTCCGGGCCGACAACTGCAGGTGAAGACACCATGTCAAGGCTATAGTACCTGTTCATGCACTCGTCGCTGCAGAAAACGGCCACCGCTTCTCCGCTGTTGTCCAGACTCAATATTATCGCCTCGTCGGGAGGTACCTGCTTCCCGCACTGGTTGCAGGCTGTAAAGGGGTGTGGCTTACCTGTTGTGGCGCAGTCATCGAGAGTGTCCATTTTCTCGGGCATGTCCGTCGCCGTGTAGGCGTCCAGTACCTTCTGGACATACACTGCTGCCGGGTACATGTGGGAGGCTCCGTTCTCTGGTATGACCACGATCTTGTCCCCCGCCGTCAATCCCATTTCCAGTAAAACTTTCTCATGATTCATAAATCATACCTCCGGTTAAGTTTTACTCTATTTTAAGCCCCGGTTTTACAGGGCTGCAGATGCTAAGAAAAAGAGCCTTCGAACCGCGCGATCGAAGGCTATGGGTATGCTTTTTGTGTGTGTCAATGGCAACTCAAGTATACCACATTTCCGGACACCGGCGCTTACTTCAGTCTTGCCCATCGATGTCCCCGATACGTAGCTTCACGTCCACATGTTCCAGGGGTTGGGGTACCCATTTCGGGAGAGAGTCAATTTTTTCAATAATGCCCGGTATAGGTTTGTACAGGGGAAGGGCATCCCACTCTCCGGCGATTTCCGCCGGCAGAACCACGTTACATACCTCGGTGCGTAGACCGGATTCAGGATGTGGCAGGGTAAAGCAACGGAAACAGTTACAGGAATCGTAAGGCAGCATAAATACTTGTAGACGTTGACAGAACACTCTACCCTCAAGTGCGCATATAGGGCTGCCGTGCGCTTTTCGGAACCTCGTAATGTGCACGCAGGAATCGCAGATCCCCGGGCAGGTTATGTCGTCACACTTCATAGGGAGCAACAACTTGTACCTCCTCGGGTACCCGAGGCTTCAGAAGCCCCAGGGCTTTTTCCAATTCTATGATCCTGCCGTGGTCGCGGCGCAGGATGTAGGTAATTATCTCGTCTATGGTCACCGCCACTAGCGCCCAGTTGTATCGCGGTATGAACACCAGGGCGAAGTCGTATTCCTCCGCGAAGCGGTACAGGTTTTCCCTGGTGAAGTCGCTAGGTGTGTTGGGGCTGTTCGTCTTCACCGCCACATACCCGCCTCTCTCTATGTCGGCGGCTATCTGTTCCCACGTTGCGGCGGATATCTCTTTCTTTTCAGGCATACCTATCCTCCTTCATAATAAATCCCTCCCCGGCCCGGCTGCGCTGGAGAGGGATGAGGGCTGCTGTTAAACGGGTCTGTAGTTACTGTCTGGTGGCTACCCAGTAGCCGCACAAATCGCCCTTGACACCGAACCTCGCGAAGCCATTCATGGACGCTGGCGACATCATTCCATAAAATCCATAGTCCACTCCGTCTATGTTGGCGAGGAAGAATATCCTGTTCTCCGGCATCGTGGTGTAGCCTCCGGTGACGGTGACGCCTCCGGTGGCCTCGATATTTATGCTGTTTCCTTCCAACCGGGTTATTGTTATGTCGAATCCAGGACTCCCCGGGACGCTGGTGGTCACTTTCCAGGTGCCGCCGACTTCAACCGGCACCGTAGTCACACATCCGGTTATGGCCAGCACCAGCGTTATTAGCAGTATGAGCCCTAACAACTTTTTCACGTTACCTCCTCCTCCTGTTACTTAATGCGGTTCAAGTGTGGTCAGCGCCACGTATTTCCAGACGATAGCCGACCCTACCTTGACCGCGACGTACAGATTCGTGTCGTCTATCATGTGGGTGTCCTTCGTGCTCAAGGGGTACACTGTCGGGGTAACTCCGCCGGCCATGGTTTCGGTTTCCCACGCTATATTAGGTGCGGTGCTGGTGGTCGCTATTTCGTTGGCCTCATCGGTAGCGTCGTCGTAGACGAAGAAGAGCTTATCGTCATCGTCCCCGGTTCCGGCGGTTATCGTCACGTCCTCTATTTCCAGTTCGGCCAGAAGGGCCAGCGCTTCGGCGGCGGTCGCATCGTAGCCACCGGTCATAGTGGCAGTATCCCACTCCAGGGCCTCGGAATCCGCGGTCATTTCCACTGCGTTTCCGGCGGAGCCGTCCAGCTCCCCTGCGGCCGTGGCCTCTACTATTATCGTATCGTCTTCTTCCCCCTCGCCCTGTGTGAAGGTGACCGCTTCGGTGCCCCCTTCTGCGGCCGCCAGCATGGCTGTAATTATCTCGTCGGTGGTGGGGTCCTCTCCACCTTCTAAAGTACCTTCGGCCACGTCCCACGAGCCGTTGGCGCAGTCCGTGTCCACGACGATGCTGTTGCCGACAGTCCCGGCCACCACTGCAGTGACGTCCAGGGTATCTCTGGCACCGTCCACGGCGACCACATTCACGCTGTCCAGGCGGTTTATTACAGCCGCCAGAGCCGTTATAGCCGCGCTGGCCGCCACGTTTTCACCTACCCAGACCCTTTCATGGCCTTCCGTGACTTCGCCGTCCGTGTCGAACTCATAGATCTTGTCCCCTATGGTGACGGTCTCACCATCAGAGACGGTGGTCTCCACGGAGTATGTCACTACCAGAACATCTTCGTTCAGGATCGTGACGTTGGAACCGAAGGTGATGACTCCGGTGGCGAGTACCGCGGTAAACCCGTCTACCGGGTCGTCGCCCGCCAACGGTGTTTCGTTCAAGACCACAGAAGTAATGCCGCGTATGGGCACCGTTCCGGTGACCACCGATTCCTGGTCCGCTTCCAGAGTGAAGGTGTCCTCGGCCGATTCCTCGCTAAGAGTGAAGGTTCCCGACGCCTGGACACTGGCCTCCAGAACCACCGGTATGCTCCCCTCCTCAACCGAAGCGTCGGTGTCGAACTCATACCTGTCATCGCCTATCGTGTACGCGTCGCCTTCCACGGGAACACCGGTTACCGTGAGCGTGTTCGAGGCCTGTCCCTTAGTGCCTTCTGAAATGTCCAGAGCCTCCTGCCCCTCTTCGACGGTACCTGTTGCGGTGAATACCATTTCGGCCGTCCCTATGCCTATGATTTCCCCATGGTTCACTGTACCGGACACCGTGAGAGTGTTTTTCGCCAGGGTGCCCACGTTGGGAGTCCCCCTGTACAACTTCCCGATCCACTGTCCCGCTCCATTTACTACCTGGACTACGGCACCGTCGAGACCGGCTTCGAATCCCTGTTTACCCCTGAATTTCTCCGCTATTTGAATAGCCATTATTCAGCCCCCTTTGTGCGTGTAAGGTCTCTATCTAACTTTAACACAACTACGGGCACCCGTGCAGGCGCCGACCCTTTAACCGGACACCCCGGCGTCGGTACAGCAGGGCCGTGGTCCTCCGCCGCACTTTACGGAGCAGAGATGTGGCGTACTGATAGGCCAGCACCGCGGGGAACTGATCGGGGGTGGCGAGCATCTGAGCCTTCACCATGGGGTGCAGGTAATCCAGCAGCGCGCGCTCGGCACGGTACAGCCGGTTTGTCGTGGGTTTGGTCCCGTGAAGGGTTTTTTCCGTCAGTTTCTCTATAGTTACGGGGTGCCACCCATTGAAAACACCGTGTCTCGCGGCGTATATTTCCACCAGGTCTGGGAACAGTTTTTTCATCTTCCGCAGGGCATCCTCCAGTAACAGCGTGTCTATGGCGGAAGGTTTCCAGATGTTTCCGTACTCCCGGTCCTCTTTCGTAGGGCGAAAGCCTTCAACCTCGCGGGTTGCCACGCTGCCGCTCCCTGTCGCCGTACTTCTCGACGAACTTTCTGTGGGCTTCTATAATTGTGTTGTTCAGGCGCTCCAGGTCCTCGATGTTCTGCACGTCCGGCCGCGGGTACATCAGCAGGGCGGCCGACGGTCCTATCAGCTGCTGGGCGCTCGTTATGTTCAGTAAGTAATCCTGGAAACAGTACAGAGATTGAAAACCGGCCTCCCGCACCGTTGCCTCCATGGTTTCCAGCGCTTCCGCCGGATGCTGTTCGGCCAGAGTGAAGAACCGGTTCTCCAGCTCCAGGAGATCTTGTTTCTGTTTTACTCTATCTTCCATGTTTCACCTCCTAACACCTCTTTTCCTAGTCTGCTAACTCAATTCTACTATCTTGGGGTGGTGTGGTGCAGGCGCCTGTACGCTTATCGGCAGGGTGTCGCGTACAGGAAGTTCCGGAAGTCGTCCAGCCGGGCGATTGGCCAGCTGTACCCCGTGTACCCCATAGACCGGTCAGTGTGCGTCCAGGAGCCGTAGTCCACACCACGGGAGTTGTAAGACACTTCATATATGGTGTTTCTGGGTGTGAGGTCTGCCGGGTCTTTCCATACCGCCGTTACGGTAACCAGGACCCAGCTGTACTCGCCGACGTGACTGTCCACTATATTCTCCAGGGGAACCCATGCGGTGCGCGTCCATACATCTTCTACATAGCTTTCCATGAATTTCTGGAGATCCAGTGTATCCGGGATAGGGATGTCCAACGCGGCGGCGTCCATCTTGAACAGGCACGTGGAATCACCGTTTTTGTAACCGGTCACTTCGGCCATCAGCAGCGTCCTCATACTTGAGCCGCCTCCAGGTACAGGACATACAGATAGAAAGTGCTGTACACCAACATCGTTTCCTGATAACGTTCCGGCTTCAGGATGAAGTCCGGCCTTACATTCCCCTGCAACTTATCCGCGGCGTACAGTTTTAGTGCCAACCACTCACTCTCCGTGAAGGATTCGGGACAGATCTGGATCTCCATTTCCCCCTGGAATATGGTGTCGGTGTGGAGGGCTGCCTCTTGAATGTTCGAGGGGATGTGGTACGTTGTCCTGACATCGATGACCACGTCCCCGGTCCGGATACCTTCCCATACCCTGTCGTACAGTTCCCGGTCCTTATCCTGTAGCAGATACAGGTACTCTCCGTTCTCGGCTTCTTTTATATAGTTCTCTTCCATAAACGTAATTTCGTCGGCTATCTTTTTTAGTGCCCTGTCCAGTATCTCTTCCACTGTCCCACCTCCCTATTCCAGGTTCAGATCGCCGAAGCATCGCGGGCGAAAGTGAAGGTCGCGCTCTATTCCCAGACCGAGGCGGTTTTTAACCGTCGCCAGTTCGGAAAGCGAGAAGTATCCCCACTCTCCTTCGAAGCCCTGCACGTAGCCGAACGCGGCTTTCTCCTCCCGGTCGTACTCGACCAGATACCACGTCCAGTTGGACGACGGGTCGAAATATTTCACCCACACGATTTTGTCTGCCGTAGGTATTTCTTTCGTCCCATACATGGGTGGTAAAAACTCCAGCATGTCGTCGGGAATGAGATTATAGGCGTTCTTGCCAAACATTTCTGTCCAGTTCTCCGGTATTTCCATGTACATCCTCCTTTTCAAGTAAAAGAAACGAGGGCGCTTTCGCGCCCCCAGGGGTAGTTTAACATTTATCGGTTTGTGGGTGCAGGTACTATTGGAGCGAGGATATCAGCCCGAATTGATCGAGGTATATCCTGGCCCCCTTCCTAATCATCTCCAGCAGATCGGCCTTATCGTACTTGCCTTCCAGGGCCACGTCGCTCCACACAACTAGGTTAGGGTAGTACTTCTCGTCGCCGAGAACAGATATTACCATCGGTTTCAGCCCCAGGACATCGCGGATCCTGTCGGCTTCCAGCCATTTAGCCTCCCTAACTTTAGCGTCAACAGCTTCAGATAGGGCGTAGGCCATTGTCCTCAATATTTCGTCTGTAGTCATGTATGCCTCCTTAAAAAAAGGTGCGTGTGGTGTCTCTACTTCTATAGTATGTTACAAAACGGCTGCCGTCTCAAATCTAGGCCACCAGAAATGGGACGGCGTACCGTGAAAAGAGAAGGGCGTGTGGCCTTCCTACCTTTTTTTTAACAGTGCTCAAGAGTGTTGAGTATAGCTTCGACATTCTCGCCGTATTTTTCCTGGAGATACTTTACCCCCGGAATTGCGGCGTACATTTCCGGGAGCATCTCCTCGCGGAACTTCTTTTCAACAGCGTCGGCTTCCCTGCACAAGGCCAGGTCGGCCTCATACTTTTCCAGGGCAGCCGTAACCGTTTCCTCGAGTTCCTGGGGGAGTGGGCCGGCTTTATGCCAGTCCACCAGTGTCTCTACGGACTCGAGTTTCTCCCCCCAGGAGTACTCGAACCCGATCTTCTTGAACTCCCCATACTCTTCGTACACGGGGAGTGTTTCTCCGTGGTGAAGATATACCCGGCGGGTACCGGACCCATCTTCCCACAAGACGCGGGAAGGCAACTTCCCGGAGGGGGGTATCTGGTGTGCAATCGCCGCCATAGCCCCTCTGAAACTTTCCGAAGCCGCTACCCTGGCGTAGTCGGCCTTTTTCTCGTCTATACGTCTCCAGGCCTCCTCCCGGAGACGTACTTTCTCCTGGTAATCGGCCTCCGCCCGGGCGTACTCCTCCGGGGTGGCCGGCGAATACCGCGACACCGTTATGCCGGTGTCCAATACTCTAATATCGACACACCAGTTCCACAAGGAGGGGGAGTCGTATTGTTCGAACTTCCTGCCCTTTTTTATAAGGCAGTTCTCCTTCCGCACCAGGTATTTTTTGGCCCCAGTGCGGAGGATCCCCTCGTAGGTTATGGGTGACGACCGGTAGAAGGCCGTCCTCCCATTACTGGTAACGAAGACGATGGTTGCCAGGCGTTCCCCATCGCCTTCGAAAGTGTCTGACCTGTCAGGCCGGAACCATACAGCTCCGACCTTAACTTCACGGGTGGAAAGGGCAACAATATCGCCCTTCCCTACTTCTTCCATATGCTCCCCCCTCCCTAAAGGAAAGGGCGCTTGCGCGCCCCTAGTCTTCTGTTACTGGACAAGGTTTTCCAGGGGAACTGGATCCCCCAGGACGACCTCCTGAACGGTATAGCTATTCGTGCGGGGGTACACGGCCCCCCGGGACGCCATGTCGACTACAATAACTACCAGGAAGAGCTTCCCATCCTGGGCCACCAGGTACTTGTTGGTGGCGGTGTAGTCGTGCTCCTGATCCACACCGTTGTGGTACACGGTTTTGGCGTAGACCAGGATCGGAGATACATCCGACGGGATGAGGACGTCCTCGAACCCGGCGTAGCTGTCGCCTATGGAGAATGACAGCTCGAACGGTCTCTTCTTCACCACTTCTGCTTCTGCCATTTCTTTCCTCCTTTCAGTTAATGCTTCACACAACAGGTTACAAAACGGTTGCCGTCTCAAATATAGGCCACCAGAAACGAGACGGCACACATATAAAGTGAGGGCACTCCATGTGCCCTCACGAAGGGGGTTACGCCTTCTGCAGGCGCCTGACCCCAACTATCCTTCCGTTCTCGTCCCTGACCACGCTCGCCGGCGTGGTGTCGGGGGCGTACAGGTCCTTTCTGTCAGGGCAAGCCTGACAGATCATAAACGGAACTACTAAGGTTACACCCTCTTCTGGTTCTGGGAGCCCGACAACGGGCCCCAGTGTGTTTCTTACTATGGGGATGCCATTAATACTTTCACCGGCATCCTCGGTGTATGTTTCCCTCCGGGGGACTATGCCCTCCGGAGGGAGGGTGATGATCGTCCCGTCCGGCAACATGAACGTTACCGGATGGGGGGTAAGATTTTTTACATTTTCAAACATGTAGGCTTCCCTCCCTTAAATAATCTGGTTCTGCATATGTTTTATACCAACCATGGCGCTGTTTTTTTTCAGATAGAGGCCCGTACCCGCAGAAAGGCTTTACGGCACTCCGGGGGCACGTGTTCCAGCATGCCGTTGTTGACCCAGTCAATGCCATAGATATTCCTGCACGATCTTACCACACTGCCCGACACTTCTTCAGTGTAGCCATAGGTGTCCCCGCGCAGCCACTGGTTCACCCTTGCAATCTCCCCGCGCAGTTCCTGTCGGGCGATGTTCAAAACTCTACGGGAGACCCGCCTCACCCCGTACCGTGCCCTGATTGAGGGGTGCTCCACGAAGATCCAGCCGGCCCCGTCGTTCCGGCGTACCCCTTTCACCATAGGGGGCTCCGGCAGCAGCTCCAGTGCCGGGGCGCTTTTAGGGTCGCGTCTAACCACGCGTGGGTCGTAATTGTCCGGGTTGCGCAGCTCCATAGGGTACCGCAACAGGCCACGGCGTATTGCCTGGTCCATGAACCTGTTGAAGAAAAACGGGCGGGTATCGATGCCTTCGAGGTCGGTGAGGCACGCATATTGGGAATTGAACATTATGATGTTCCCCAAAAAGCTGTACCTGTTTCTGTCTCTAGGGGATGGCGCCGCATGTATGTACTGGTATATCTTGAACACCGAGTCGTGGTAGGGTACGGTGCCCAGTAGGACCCGCACGGGCATCACTCTTTCTGGGTATCGTCCCGGGGTTCCAGTGCCAGGACTAATTCGCGAAGAGAAGATATGCTATTGGCCAGTATTTCATAATCACACTCGGAGCAGATAATGCGGAGCTTTTCATCGTAACTCTGGAAAGTCCAGGGCTCCGGAAGGGTTGTATACACTGCGGTGTCCTGATCTTTTACCAGATACATATTCCGTACGACTGTCCCTTCCTCCTTAATAAACATCTCCCCCCTGCAGTGTGGGCAGAGGATATGGATTTTCTGTCCTTCTTTCTTTAACGCGGCCTCTTTTTCAGGCATATACCTACCTCCTTATGTTTTGGGAAAGAGAAGGGCTGCCCGCTAGGCGACCCCTTTCTTTCTTATTCTATAGTTTCAGTTTCCCAGTCTTCTTCGCATTCCCCGTCTTCTACATGTTCCAGATCTTCTGCCGAAGAGGGCAGAACTACTACCTGGCCTTGCCACTCTATTTTCAAGCCGTAGACTCCATCTTTTATCGGGATGTCGAATTTCGGGTTGTTCGTCAGTGTGTCTACCAGCCGCTGCAACAACTCGCTTTCTTTTACCAGGGATGCGGATGCGGTTATGTCCAGGCCTAGACACACTTTCGACGTGGCATAGGTTTGGGCAAGAAGACATATAGCGCACCCGGGTAGCTTCGTCGGGTATATCCACATATCACGCTCTTTCGGGTATATCTCCAGACTCCGCAACTGTTTTGAGTACATATACAGGGTGTTGAACAGGTCCTCCTCCATTTTGTGCAGCAGAGCCGGTCTATCGGTGAACATTTTGGTTTCTGTCACCACATTGACCATAGGTTGTGGGTCGTATGGCTCTTGTTCTAAAATGTCACCGGTTATTGAGTGCTCTATGAACATACCCTCGTCTCCGGCAGCTATGTAATGCGCGGTCCGCACATAGCTGTTGTCTATATGGTTATCGTACACAATCCTAAAAATCTCTTCCATACCTATTCCTCCTCTTGACCTTCTGTGTCTTCTTCCCCGCCACCAGCATCCCTGTCTTGTACAAGGTCAGGGTGCTTCTTTACAAACTCTTGTGGCGTTCCGGCTTCCATAAAACCACAATGGCAACAGATCCAGGGATCGGAACCCTGACACATAGATTCATCTATCAGGACAGAGTCATTGAATGCCAGGTCAGCAGCACCATCCGCGTCAATATCTTCTATAAGGTATGTGACCTCGCTAGGTTCTATCTGCGTGTAAAACAACTCTTTACCGCATTCTGGGCATACCAGAAGTTTAGACATAGTTACTCCTCCTTTAAATGTTTTGCGTCCTTTACAGACCAGGTTTTCAACTCCGAAAACTGGACCACGACGTGGTGTTTTTTCTTACCTTCCTCGGATTCCTCGACCACCCGGTGCGGAAACTCCTCTATGAACTCCTTCGGAGACGCGTAGAGTTTCTCTCCGCAATTAGTGCACACCAACCAGGAATACACGTCGCCATCATCCGGCGATGGCGCCGGGGCCTCGTCCTTGCCCCGGCGAGTTACCGCTATCTTTCCAGACACAACGCTCACATTGTGGTCCGTGTAGTCGAGCTTCCGGTACATCAGCCTGCACCCGCACTCGGGGCAGACCAGGATTTTGCGTGGTTTCATAAACTGCCCCCTCCCTACATGTCCGGATCCAGAGGGTAGAGCAGAGATTTCAGATCGGTTTGCATGTCGTGCACTTCGGTAACCAGAGCGTCCAGCTTTTCCGAGAGTTTTTCAAGTTCCCCGGCGACTGCTACTACCTGTTCTTGAACCTGTTCTGTAGTCTCCGTTACGGTAGCGTCCATTACAGTTAATCGATCTGCGGTAAAGACGGCCGCATTTATATTCGGCGTGTACACACCATAAAGGCGGAGGATGTTTCCCCTCAGTTCAGTACTAATCACTGGTAGGTGTCTGGTGCTGTTGACTATCTTAAATAGTGGAAAACTACTTTTCTTAACAGTGACCGTGATGGTCATACATTTTTTATCAGCCTTGTCCACTATTTCCAGCTTCGTCATCATTCCCTGATAGTCTCTGGTCGCAAAATCGATCACTTCTCCACTCACTGTAGAAACCGCGGACGGGTCCTCCACATACAGCCAAACCTCTAGTCCCAGTAAACTTTCAGATAATGGCAGAAACGCTATACGCTCGGGGCGTATGACGTTTTCTTGTGTGAGTAGGGACCACTGTATATCTACATTATCTTTTACCCAGGCAGGGGTATAAACCCCCGACTGTATACCTTCTTTCAGTTCCCTAATTAACAATAGAGTGTTTGTCAGCATCAACTCCCCTCCCCTATCTATGCCCCAAAAACTCGACCCAGGCATTGTCGAACAGGCTGGCGGTGTTGACCGCAGCCACCTCGTGCACATCGTCGTGAATAGGTTGTACAACCCGCACGTCTACAGGCAGGCCCGACACGTCTATGTCCAGTATGTACGCTTCCGTGGAGGCCACCACTACTGTTGGATCCTTCAGATCTTCGTCATCGTTGACGTAGTTCAGGTCCCTGGGAGCGTACCCCAACCGGACCATACATATTGCGTCCACCGCCTGCCTGAAGTCCTCTGGAAGGTCGGACACTTCCTTGAACTCCTGGTCAAGAATAAGGTCTATGAACCCCCTGCTCTCGACGGCTATCGTTCCACCGTCTCCGGTGCCGTCGTCGGCAGCCAGTTCGTGCGAGACTCTCAACCATAGATACTTTTTCATGCCTCTTCCTCCTTTTTGCAGCCCTGTATGAAGTCCAGGAAGGTCTGTTCATCATCCTCTACATTCTCCTGGGAGAGGTCTTCAGGAATACCGTTATCTCTCTTATCTTCTGCCCATTCGCTGTACAGTGCTTCTGCTCGTTCCCGGATTTCTTTCAGAGATGCTACTTCCGGGTGTGCTACCAGGGTACCGTTTACAAAAAAACCTCCATGGTAGTTATAGTCTGTATCCGTCATCAGGACATCCACTTCGGACGTGCATAACACCTCGACATTACCGTCATACATGTTGACAAAAACTTTCTGTCTCTCGCTCACAATAACCACTCCCTTATTCTTTTGTGTAACCACCACATACCCTTTTTCCCTCAGTAATAGTCCAACACGTGCATGTCCTCGGACTGCAGCGCCCTATGAATAAATTCGCAGTACTTGTCAGAGAAAAAGTCCTGGAGGCCTGTCAGGTCTATTTTGTACAGCCCCCAGAGGCTGTCTACGGTTTCTCCTTCTTCTTGCAGGACCGCACCGTACACGTATCCCCCCAGCCACTGGTTGTACAGATCGATCTCCGCCTCCATTATTTTTCGGGCGATGTTCTTTACTCGTCTGGAAACCCTCTTCACCTTGTACTCTTCCCGTAGCTGCTTGTGGGGCAGAAGGTATTGCCCATGTTCTCCGTAGGCCACATGCCTGTCGTTCTCCTTACCCAACTCGATATGTGTTCTTCCCATATGTGGGTATACCATTACGGGGTAGTGCAGCAGCCCGGACACCAACTCGTCCCGAATAAACCGGTACAGATGGTCCCAATCGTAATAGTTGTGAGGGTCCCCCAGATGCTTCCATTCACCGTTAAGGATTACCAACTCCCCCAGGGGGTCCATGTCCTCGCGCGGGGAGGGGCATTCAGTGTCCCACACTATCTGGAGCCGTAGCGGGCCTTCCTCGTACTGACACACCACATCCTCCATAAAACCTACCCCCCGCTGTTTCCCAGGGCGTCCAGATTCACCAGCTGGAGCTTCAATATAGCACTAAGACTATAATCGTCGCTCACGTACTTTGTGTGGTCGTCGACGTCCATCTGGATGCGCTCCACCGTGTAAAAATTCTCCAGGTTCAATTCCCCGGTTTTGAACTTCAACCATGCGTCCATGGCGTCCTCTACGGTATTGAATAGGTAGCGCACCGTAGCGGAGCTGTGTGTCCTTATTTCCACGGTCAGGTAGTTATTGTAGAAACAGGCCGAAAGCCTGTAGTAGCATTTCTTCTCCTGGTTGTGCACCGACTGGTCTTGCACCAGGTACATCCCGTCGGTTCCGCAATAATTGTGGGCCGACAGATGCCACCTCAGCAGTTCGCGCAACCATTGGGCGTGGTTCCAGTCCGGGTAGTGCGCCACCAGTTTTCTATACCGGGGCAGCACGGCGTCCAGTGCGGCGGCGTAGGCCTGTTTAGCCTCGGCTATTAGCTCCTTTCTGGTTTTTCTGCCATTGTCGAAGTCCAGGGTGAGCACCACGTAGACCTCCTCACCTTCGACCATATCGGTAATGGTTACCTCGTTATAGTGTGTCTTTATATCCACTACTTCACCTCCACTTATATATCGCCGTCCCGAATACGGTGGCCTGTATTTGGGACGGCAACCGTTTTGTAACATGTAGCATCTATTACTCACTATGCCTACTCGGTTGGAACCACGCAATCCCTGTATTCATCGAAGAAGTCGTAGGCGGAGCCGGCGTATTCGAAGCCGCACGAGTAACACGCGACATCGAACTCGCCCGACATGTTGTCGCTCGTGTTTTCGTCTTCAGCTGTCAACCTGCCATCCTCAACGTACAGGTTTTGCGGGATACTGTAATCTACTCTCACTTCCATTTCATCTCCGCACTCCGGACAAATGAACTTAACCGCTTTTCGTATACCAGACACCTTTTCGGGCACTATACCCACCTCCATTTATGTATCGCCGTCTCATCTCTGGTGGCCTAGATTTGAGACGGCAACCGTTTTGTAACTTACTGGCTTATATGCAGGCCCGGACAGGCCTGCCTTTCTTCAAGCCCTTTACACGCATATCCAGCTTGTCGAGAACCGGTCTCAATTCGGGGAGGGCCTCTTCCTGGGAACGTAGTGCGTGCATCATCAGCGCGCAGATCTGCCTTACGCGTTCCCTGGTTATCCCGAACTGATCGCCCGTACACCGCAAGGTCGCAGGTTCGGGATCCCCTTCGCGCAGACCGTAGCGCGTAAAAAATATCTCCTTGTAGCGGTGTATGAACTTGAAGGTGTTGGCCCAGACCTCCTCCACCCGGATGAGCGCTGCCACGAGTATTACCTGTTCCTGTATGGTCAGGGACACGGCGTCGCCTCCTTGAGTTGTATGGCCCCGTCCTCCACCCTGATCCGCATGCCTTTCAGGTTGTCGCCCACACTGGGAAAGTGTTTCATTACCGTCTTGAAGAACTCCGTGGAGTAGCCGTCCGGGGACAGCTTTTCCTTCACGTACCGCTGCAAGGCTACGAACACGTCCATAGAAACCTTAATGGCATTAACGTCGATATGTTCCACGTCGTCGAAGGACCTTCCGATCGCGCGGCGGCATACCCCGTCGTAGAAACCCAACAGCTCTCCGTCCGGGTGTGTTTCGATTTCCAGGGTAAAATCCTTGTCCATTTCCAGCAGCATACCTAGCCTCCTTAATCTTGTTCCATGTATTGCTTAAATTCCCTGCGGATCTTACCGGCCTGCTTAACTCCTCTCTCCAGTTTGTCCAGGGCCGGCTTCAGTTCAGGCAGTACCGCCTCCTCCCCACGAAGGGCCTTAAACACCCTGGTGCATGCCCTTAGCGCTGTTGTCGCACTTACACCCCACACTTTACCGATGCCTTTAAACGTGCAAGGCAGTCCATAGTCCAGACCATAGCGGTTATAGAACATCCAGTAATTTTTGTTCGGTATGTCGGTAGTTTCCATCAACCGGAGCAGCGCGGCCTGTACCATTACCAGTTCTTGCACTGTCAGGCCCAGGATTGGGTCGCTGCTGTCGCTCCGTGCACGACAAAAATCCTTAGTGCCATTTCTCGCCGCCCACGGTAATTGGAACTTATTGGTTTTTTCCTCAATCGCGCTCTCTTCTACAAGGACCTGCATACCAGTCAGGTTATCCACCATGAGAGGGCAGTACCACTCCGCCAATTCCATGACCATTACCGTGCCTTCGGAGTACCCCACCGCCTCGCGCATAAAGTTACTGAACAGTACCAGGACGTCGTGGCTTGCATGGATGTGGTTCACATGTACATTGAAGATACGCTCTAAAGACGTATTGAAAGACGTCCTACATATCTCTTCGTAGAAACCAATAACGGCCCCATCCGGGTGCTTTCGCGCGCGGGCTATGAAATCTTCGTCTATGTCAAAAACCATAGGCACCGTTCACACCTCTCCTTCAGCGGCGTACATGGCAGGGCTTATCGACAACGGGCCGTCTCCCCACTCTATGAACTCCTGCAGGATTAGGTAGCGCAGAGCCCTGGTGTCGAAAGTGAATATATCGACATCGTCGGCCGTGGTGTATTTCACGGCTGCGAACTCGCCGCAGTCGCCACACACCGACCAGAAAGCCGCGTCTGCGTTCTTGCATAGAGCCAGCACCACGTCGCGTGCCGTTCCAGGCATCTTCATGTTGCCTATTATGCGGTTCTCGAGGGCCAGGGTGATGTCACCGGTCCCCAGGTCTATGTCCACGACCCCTATTTCCGTGGTGAACGGGACCAGATCCTTAACCTCTTCCGGCAACTCCAGCTGTAGGCCGGAAACCCTGTCGCTACCACACTCCTCACATTCCGCCTTCACAAACCTCGCCTTGTGGGTGGGTGAGTAATGCTGGACCTTGTTCATCCCCTCTTCCGTGTCGGCCACCAGGCCGTTGGTCGACGTTATGTACTCCAGGAGCTCGAACCCTTTCTGTAGTGCCCAGGCGCAGCGCTGCAGATAGTCGTCGGTAATGGGTAACTGTTCCGCGAAAAAAGAAGTTACCCTGCTGTTCAGTACCGGACTGTCCATGTTCTTGCAAAACTCGGTAATCCTGTCAATAACTGCGTCCACCGTCTTTTCGGCTATGTCCTGCGGGCAGGAACTGTCCAGGAAGACCTTAACCGCTTCCTCGTTGAAGGTCTTCAAAAAGAAAGTCAGGCCAACTCCCGCAGAATAGCTGACCTCGGTTTTAGTTACCGGAGCGGCGCCGAGCATCTGCGGAAGCGCGTCACGCAACATGTCAACAGCCCTGTCGGTCCTGCTCCTATCCTCTTCCGTTTCCGGAGTCTGCAGCCGCAGGGTAATCGGCAGACCGTTCCCATCTTCGATGTCGCACCAAATAAATCCGACCATCACAATAAGTCAACTCCTTTCCAATCGGTAGTGTAAGAAGAAACCCCCTCGAAAGGGGGTTAGTTTTCGTACACTGTATTTATACCAAAAACAGGCAGTTTCTTTCAGGGAGCTACCGCTCGTTTGGCAGGGTGTAGATCGGCAGGCCGCTCCGTTCCGGGGCGTAGGTCAAGGCCGTGTCGATAATGTCCAGAAAACTTTCGTATGGGTCCGCCGTGCGAATGGTGAGTTCCCGTAGTCTGTACTCCGCCCAACCTTCATGTTCCTGACAATCCCCTACATAGGTTTTGTGACTCAACACCAATTCGCCGTCGCTGGCCCTGCAACGGTGAGCTAGGTCGTGCACGTACCATGCTGGGCGCTCCGGGTGCGGGAGGGACACCGCGTTCTTCAAACACTCTATCTCGTACGGGGACACTATTAGCGACGACAGCAGTGTAGTGCCGAGAAAGAAAGACAACCCTCTGTTTCGGTATGGCACCGGGGGCCGGTAACGGCTGGTGACTATGAACAGCTGCCCAGGCTTTCCATTTATGGTAACATCGATCGTGTACATACATCCTCCTTTAAAAGAAGGGCCCGTAAGGGCCCTTCTTCCTATCCTTCCGCCGTCGCCAGCTCTTTCTTTTTCAGGCCGACGACGGTTTTGAAAAGTGTGTCTAACGGTGGGAGTGGCTTGTTGTAGGTCACGTGTTTCACGTGCTTCATATCCGTGGCGTTGAATAGGGTGGCCATGCAGATATTTGCACACCGGGAATACGTGGAGTTTCCATAGACTCTCTCCAGGAACTCGCCGCACTCGCTACCGGCATTAATTATCTGCGCGTCCGTGGCGTCTTCCGGGCAGAACTCGTCCACCCATGCGGCCAGCGCCCCGTACACCAGCCACTTGTTTCGATCTCCGGTATGCGCGCTTTTGTGGAGCAGGTACGCTACATATTCCCTCTTACTCGGCATCTGGCGCCTCCGCTCCGTCTACCGCGGCCGCAGTCTCGGTGTTCATCCTTTACAAGGTTTAACAGGGACGCCAGATCTCCTGGGGAGTTGTTGAAAGGGGAGGCAGTCAGCACTACCCTGTTTTTAAGTTTAGGCAATACAGACTTCAAGCTCTCGTATAGCGGAGTTCTGGTGTTTCTAGCATTATGACCCTCGTCCAGTATTAAAGTATCACGATCCTGGAGGTATCTTTCCGGGTCTTTAGCAAACATAGTGTTAGACACTATCAGGTAGTCTTTATTCTTTGGGTTATCCTTACCTGTTTCTATTATCTGATGTGTAGCTCCGGTAGTAAACTTTTTAAGGCCGTTGTATGCGAAGTTAGTCTTCAGTGATGCCGGCACAACTACCAGCACCTTCCCCGCCTTTCCTTCGTTCCTGAGGGCTTCCACCCCCGCTATCGAGGTAACTGTTTTTCCCGTGCCGGTGCCGTGCGCTACTACCAAGGAGCCCTGCTCCTTTATCTTGTTTGCAGCCCTTTGCTGGTAATCTTTGAGTTAAACTCCCGGCTTCAGGGCTGCTTGCTTCAGAAGACCCTTACAAAGGGCTGTGTATTCCATAAGCTATTCTCCTCTCTGGTATCCTTTGTTTATAACAAGTACCGGACCTATAACAGCGTGTGTAGCTCCCCACCAGGGCAAGTTTACCACTATGGTTGGGGGCTTCAACGTTATAAGGTTCCAAGCGTAGATCCCCAGTATCACGACTCCTGTGGCCCGGACGGCGGGGCTCATCATAATCTCGTAAACCACATCCAGAAAATCCCGTTCAGGCTGGGCAAACAGCATCAGTCCAAACACACACACGAGCAGTAGGCAGACTATCTTTTTCATTTTGGCCACCCCCAGATTCTTTTCGGAACGAAAGAGTTTCTGTGAGCCCATTCAATAACCTGTAATTCCATCCAGTTACCCTCCCATATATTTCCTGATTTAGCTTTCGAGATCTGACAGGAAACCCAGTAAACGATTCCGGTTAAGGGCCCCATAAGTCTGTATTGCAGGTAATGCCCATACTCGTGAGTAAAGAAATAGTCCCTAAAGTCGGGAGAGGCTCCATCCAGTATGTGGGTGTCCACAAAGATAAAAGGCCCCCAGTGTCCCGGATTATTAGTCTCAAAGGCAATAACAATCGGATCTGAGAACCAGCTAAAAGCCCAACACACACCGTAAACGAGGATAGTGCCTCCTATGGCTGTCCTGAGCCACGCCGGTATTTGGTTAATAGTATCCAATATACTGGCTGTTGCTATGCAGGTTACTAGGAGTATGACCAGTAGTATAAAGAGCTTCTTCATAGAAATGGCGTCAGGAGACACCGTGCTTCAGCGCGGTGAGGAATGACGCCTTCACCTACCTTTCGTTGTTATTTTTGTATATATGTGATACAATAGTTATGAGGTGATATATATCAAGAAATTAGTACAGAGTGTACGTTGCAAACTACAAGTTGAATATAACAGTGATGTTTACAATGCACTTAAAGACACCGTGCACAAGTTTGCCGATGCCTGCAACTACACTCTCGATATCGCCTACATAAAAGGTATACATAATCAATTCAAAATACACCACGAGTCTTACAAGGAGATAAGGGACAGATTCGGCTTGACTGCCAATTTAGCAGTTAGAGCTATAGCGCGTGTTGCTCAGGCTATGAAATCTACAAGGAAGAAGAAAACACGCCCACGCCATTTTAAGGCTACGTCCGTAGATTATGACCAGCGTATATTTTCACTCGATGTAAACTCCTGGACAGTTTCTTTGTCCACAATAAATGGCAGACTGCATATACCATTAGCAATAGGTAATTATCAGCGCCACTTGCTTTTGGACCAGAAACCTACGTTCGCTACACTATACTTCAACAAGAGGAACAAAACGTTTTATCTGGATATATCCATCAAAAACGATGTGCCTGATCCCGACGATTTGGCTAGTAGCACTTCCGAAATTGTCGGTGTAGATAGAGGCATTTATAATGTTGTTGCTACTACCAACGATATAAAAATATCTGGTAAAGAAATACAGCATACAAGGCGGCGCTTCAAACATCTTAGAGCAAAACTGCAAGCCAAAGGCACAAAGAGTGCTAAACGTACTCTGCAACGGCTATCTGGTAAAGAACATAGATGGATGAAGTATGTGAATCACTGTATTTCTAAGACGTTGGTAAATAGTTTGAACCCTGGAGATACTATAGTATTTGAAGATTTGGCCAATATACGTGAACGCATAAAAAGTTATCGCAAACAGGCCAATTTTCAAATATCCAACTGGGCGTTTTACCAACTAGAGCAGTTTGTCGAGTACAAAGCGTTGGCGAAAGGTGTCAAGGTGGTGTACATAGATCCACAATATACCTCTCAGCGTTGTTCTATTTGTGGAGATATTTCAAAGACCAATAGAGACAAACATAGTTTCCGTTGTGAACAATGTGGACACGTTGCCAATGCTGATACTAATGCCGCTTACAATATTCGTAGTGCACACCTAGCGATTACGAATGGGCTTTCGTCAACAAGCCCTAAAGTAGCCAGTTCCTTGAGCTACAAGCTCCCGGCTTTAGCCGGGGGTAGTTGACCTTCTCCAGCATCTCCGCTATTTCCCCGATCAGGCCAGTGGCGATGTCCTTCGAGAACTGGAGGCACAACTCCCTGGACACCACGGGGATGTACGCTCCGTCGACTATATCGTCGGCGATGTAGTAGGCCTTTTCCCGGGCCCCGTTCACGATGTCGTACTCGTTATACCCCATGTCCGGGATCTTGTTCACTCGCATGAGGTACCGGTAGCAGATACGGTTGCCGAACGGACCCCCGCACCTGGTGTCTACGATATAGCCCCGGGGCAACTCGGTGCCTTCCGGAAGCTCCGATGTCAGTTCCAGTACCTTCTCGGCCACGGATATAACAGCTTCCCGCAGTTTCTGGGAGGTCCTGCTGAACTCTCCCCCTGCACGTTCAAGGCGCTTGAGATCGTCGATTATACTCACTTTCTGCCTCCTCGCGTTTTACGCCCGTCGGCGGTATATCTTCCCAACAGGGAAGGTAGCACCTCAATTATATACAATCCCCTTCGATTCCTAAAAGGATCTCCAGAACAGTATTGCCCAGAAGACCGGCCACAACAAGGCCCGCAGAATGGTGACGCCGGCGCCCCGCGGGAACTCGCGGGGCAACCTATTGCGCACCTGGTACACCAGGGTCAGGATCGCAATTCCGGCATACGTCAGTGGGAGTATAAGCACCACACTCCCTCCTCTCATGCACCGTTCATGAAGTTGAGGAATATCGGAAGCAGCTGTCTGACATTGAGCTCGTCGTAGGCCGCCACCCCATGCTTGAACTGAAGGTGCTCGGGCAGGGCGCCCATCTGGGTAAGGTCATACAGGCCGTCTACCTTCACCTCGGTGAAGTACTTGTCGGCCAGCTCCCCGGCCCTCTTCCTCACCAGTGCATGGATGTTTCTGTCGTTTCCAGACAGCAGTTCCCCGTAGGCCTTGCGCGGCACGCTTTTCAGTCGGTAAAGCATGAAATGTACATGGGACACGTTCTCACCTCCCTAGTAGTGCCTCTCTATGTCTCTCGTAATCAGAGTCTATTCTGTCGCAGTGACAGTGCAGGCAGATTGGGTCACCGCTATCGTCGAACACCCACTCGTCGTATCCTTCCGGCATAACCATGCCGCACCTCAGACAGACGCGGGTGTCTGCCTTATCGTAGCACTCTTCGCAGCAGTAACCCCCATTAACGGTAAGGGCCACGGCTTCCTTAATCTCCCGGCCGCATATCTCACACACCATGTCAGGCATCCTGTCCCTCCTCTCCCTTGTTTTTCCAACCTCCACCAGCGAACGGGTCCTCCAACAGTTTCTGTAGTTTCTTCTTTAGTTCCATCCCGGTGGCGAGGTGTTCCTCCAGCTGGTGCATTACTTCCGAATAATCAGGGTGTGCAAGCACCCCGGCCAGGGGAGTGGTATCCACCTTCACCGGCTTCTCCTTGTAAGGGTATGCTCTGTTGAACAGGTCGATGCCAGGGTAGGCATCCTCCAGATCTAGCAGATCGGGCTCGAGGAGTACATACACCCTCAGTGTATTACCGGTTTCAGACCAACTCCACCCAGTTTCATGTTCCTGCAGGGAAGGATAAATGCTTTTAAGGAAGTCGCTACTTATAGCATTACTGGTCTCTATGGTTATTCCTGTACTCAAGGTACCGGTCTCGGACGTTTCTTTTTTGGACCAGGGTATGTTCAACCAGTAATGGATCGCCGGTAGGTCGCCAAAATATTCCAGAGTCCCTTCCACCTCGATGCGGCTCTCATCTATTTCTATGTCGCTGGCCACGGCTATTCTGTGGCAGATATGTATTTGACCGGTTACGGTGAGTTCCAGCTGTATATTTTTTACATAGATAGCATCCTTTTCAGCGAAGTTACTCACCATTGTGTTTTCCTGCAGACCCACCAGCGCATCCCCTGCCTGACTGGTCAGCGCCTCCCTTATTGCTTTATAGGTGGTTCTATACACTTTAAACTTCTTTATGGCTTCTTCAAGTTTTTCCTGTGTCACACCCTCTCCTCCTCCATTAAGCAGTCGCCGATCCCGTCGGCGTAGCAGACTGCGCACAAAACGTGGCCGCCCTCGCATATTACCATATCCGGGTCCAGCGCCGCTCCGCAGCCCTCGCAGTACTCTTTCTCTATATCGAACTCGCACGCGCCACATATAGGTTCGCCGGCCACGGTGTGTATGGTGTCCTCTTCTTCAGACACCGGCTTCCCACATATCGCGCATATCCTGTCTCCCATAACCGTCACCTCCGAGAAAACAAGCGCCCCCGGATGGGAGCGCCTGCAATTACACACCTTTCTTCATGGCTTTCTTTTTGTTCTTGTTATTCTCCCTAACCTGCTTGTTCCAGACAGGAAGTACCCCGGCGGGAAGGCTGTACGGAACATTTTCCCTGCGGACCAGTTTCTGGGTGGGGGTTACTTTCAGTGTGTCCAGTGCGTGGAGCACCTTCTCCGCGGTTACCCCTTCACCGGAGAAACCCCGCAGGGCGTAGGCTACCTGGGCCACTACAGGGCTATAACCGTTTATAGCGCCTATTATCAGGTCCTCCGCAGGTTTCTGTTTCTTCCCTATTGCCCTGTACGCCGCCAGTATGCGCGCCTCCTCTTCCGGAGAATTGTTGCGCAGGACCAGCATGCTTACCAGGACCTGTTCAAGCATGCCGTCAGTTGCGGCGTTAATTTTTGTGAGGAAGCCGGAGGATACGGAAGTCCTTACCACCAGGGCTCTTCCTAATGCTACTGTAGTTTTCATAGCGATAAACAGGTCTCTCTTCTCCAGCCGGTTGAGTATCTGCTTTTCCAGTCTGCGTTTCCCATATCCCGGGGAGGAGATATACAGTTCCACCATGGCTCTGGTCCACTCCCTGACGACGACTATGTCTATAATTCTCTTCTGAAGGCGAGGAGACAACTCCGACACCCTGACACACAGCTCCGGAGTATTCAGGATGTTACTAAGCCGGTCTGGCCAGAAATCCAGAAAATTTAGCAGCTTCTTCTCATCCCCGGTGTACAGGGCCACCATGAACATTGTCTCTAGGTCGCCCTCTAGGAGCTCACTTACCCGCAGCACTAAACTCTTGTCGGCGTTGGAGTCCATAAGCTCCCTTAATAGGGTGTAATAGTCCCCGTCGAAACCTTTTATGGTTACATGATCCACCACTCCGGGGTCATTCAACAGGGTGGATACCCCGTCGGAAAACAGCGGAACGCGCGGGTGCAGGAACAGCTTATCTGCCTTGTACTTGTTCCCGTCAGGGTCCTTGTACACCTGCGCATCGTCCGGTATCTCAACCTTCCGCAACCACCTGACTTTCCGACTGCACCAGTCCAGTGCGGCGTCTCCGACGAAGTACAGGCCGCCGGGTGCGCATGTACCCGCAGGGTAGAAGGGTTCTCCCGGGGGCAGTTCGTTCAGACCATCTGTATACTGGTACCCGTTGTGTTCCTCGTTTTCGTTGGTGAACCTGTAGAAATAGGTCCTACCATCTATTGTTTGCATGATACAGCCTCCTCACTACTTGCAGGGTGTTTTTTCGGTGTGCTGGCTACCTGTGTGTTCCAGAAATGGATTACAGCTTTCGGAAGGCGTTCCCTCTGTGATATTTTCACTGTAGACTTTATCCCTACGGTATCTACTATCGTTTTCAGGTACTCGATACTTATTTTGTTGGTAGCGAATCCTTGATTCGCCCTTACCAGAAGGTCTACAAGGACCATGTCCGCTTCCTTCTTTTTGTTCGGAATCATCTGGTAGGTTTTCAACACAAACTCTCGTTCTTCGTCTTTAGTCCACGGGTACAGGGAAACAGTCAACAACACTTCTTCCAGCAGTCCGTTTGACGCTGTATTTATAGCCTCCAGTATATCCGCTGAAAAGTCCCGGACATTGTCCTGAAATCTCCATAGGGTGAAGTGGTGTATGAGGTCTGAATACCAGGTATTCATCGATCCCTGTTTTGGAATCTCTTTCAACAACTGCTCCGTCAGATATGGCACCATGTTATCCGGGGCCTGGTGGTACAGCCCCGCTAACCCCCTGAAATCTTTTCGGGCCACCAGTATTCTAACTATTCGCCTCTGCAGGGGTTTTGGCAAACCATTTACCTTGTGGCAGACGCCTTCGTAATTCATGGGACCCTCACATATATCTTCCGGTCTGTACTTCAGATGGTTCGCCAGGGCAGCCACATCTCCGCAGTATATGTATGCCGCTATGCGTGCAATCCTATCGGTGTGTTCAAACCTCTTGCGAAGTTTGTCCACCGTATCTGTTGAGGCTCCCTTTTCTATCATGGACAATATAAGCCTGTCCCCGCCGTGGTCTTCGTCTTTCTCTTCCTCTAGCTGTTCGAAGAAGGCGCTGTCACCCATCAGCATATTTATACCTTCCGGTACATGCCTGACTATGGGGTGTAAATACAGCTTGTTAGTCCTGTACATGCCGTCTGGGTCTTTAATCACCACGGCATCCTCCGGAACCTCGACCTTGCACATCCAGCCTGGTCTATAGTGTTGTGCAAGTTGTTTAATAGGAAGTTCCGTACCCCAGAAATACAGTCCCATATTCGGTTTCCCTCTCTTGTTATTCGGAAGGGCGAGCATGCCCTCGTTGTGTGGCTGCTTATTGTGACACTTGTCTTCGTCGAAAAACATCCAGAAATAGGTCCTACCGTCTATCTCTTGCACATCATCACTCCTCTCCGTTGTTCACGTATAAAATAAAAGTGCTTGTATCTGCTGTTGCACATTTTCCCCCTTAAGGGGGGCCGGGGGAGGCATTTCAACTCAAATATGATACATAATGAATATTATGCACACTTATTCGGCGAAAAGTCCGCCCGGCCACGGGACTTACAGGGAGGTATGCTTCATTATGTTATCGGCACATGCAATATATGCAGACATATACATTTACAGCCCAAGTTTTGCGCGCAGACGCAAGTAAAACGGACTGTCTATTGAACAGTACTCGACTCCTTCCCACGTTATTGTGGGGAACCTGGTCTTGTTTACGGTGCTCAACAGATAGAATTTCGACTCCCCGGCGCGGACATATATGTCCTCTACGAGCGTTTTTCCCGAAACGCCGAGCACCACCGGAGTGCGGTCTATAAGAATATCGTCTAGTGGGACATACACGACCCCGCTGGACACGTTAACAATTATCAGGTACATAGACATTATGTCCCACACATCTTTAACGTCCTGAGTGATGTCGTCCAGCATCAGGAAGGGGTACATGTCGTAGCCTAGAGGTATGAACAGTATTATGCTGGTGGCCGTTACGTGGAACATCGGATCTGTCCCTTCAGCGGCCAGAGTCTCTTCTATAGCCTCGACCGAGAGGTCTATGAACTGGTTGCCAGTTTTTTGAGTGACGGCGAACACCGACAACGCCAGCACCATTATTGCTACTATTGCCAGAATCTTCTTCATTACTTCTCCTCCTTTTTAGGCAGTACATACTCGCCCAACAACCTGTACAGGGCGCGCATTCTAATTTCCAGTTCTGTAACCATCGCCAGGGCGTATTCCCTGGTCTCCATCTGGGCATGGGGTCCGGTCCGCTGTTGCAGGAAGTTTATGAAGTTCCTGGCATCGATCTGCCAGAAACACTCCGAGTACAGACTGACCGGAAGCACTACCCTTGCCTGCTCCTTCCTGAACCCGGCAGCTAGCAGCCGGCGGTATTCGTTCGTAGCGGATGTGTAATAGTCCGTGAGATTCGCTCCCTCCGGGGTGTAGAACTCGAAGGGGACTTTTTCGTCATCCACATACCTCCGGCTCATTTCCATTATTTTCGCCGTGCGGTGCCGGAAGATCTGCCGCAACACGAATATCGGCGCTTTCAAATAGAACCGCATCGATATGAACTCGAAGGGGCTAAGATCTCCCCTGACGTACAGACTTTCCATGCGGCGAAAAACTGCAACCGCATCTTCCTGTTCCCTCTCTTTCGCGTAGCAGATACTGGTGATACGTGAAATAACGTCTTCGTCGTTGTACCACAACAGGGCTACATACCCATTGTCCAATACTGGAACCACAAGTCACCTCCCCGCTCGCCGCCCAATTTCCGGTTGAGACAGCGAGCATGAATTTTGTGATTGCCGTCCCAAAAATGCCGGCCTAATTTTGAGACGGCGGAACTTCTTTAACATTAAGATGTTTATACCAAAAAAGAGGGATGTTTTTCAGGCGAGGGTAGTTGCCTGCACGGGTGCCCTCCTATAGGGTAAAATAATAATAGAGAGAGAGGTGGTATTTAGATGAGCACCCGGACTCTGTTAGATTACGACATAGATGGTTACCTCATATCCGACGAGACCGCTACCGTTCCTGCCGGAACCGGTAGCCCGGCCAGTGCGAAACTGTATCTTGTGCACGATCTTATCATCGCCCCTCCGGCAGCGGTACTCACGGTCATGTACGGAGAGACTCCCCTGGTTTCCGGGGTGGATTGGGAACTGCTTGAAGATGACTACAACGATGTATACGACGCGTATATGTGTCTGACCCTGTACACGGCCTTCGAGGAAGATGTGGTCGTGAACTACGCCACCAGGGGCGATATAGTACAGGTAGAGGACATAAACGGTCTGGGCGAGGAGCTAGACGCGTTCAAGACGGAAGTCGAAGAGACGTACGCAGTAGCCTCTCACGACCACAACGGTGTATATGTGCTCATAGGAGACTACTCCCTGCTAGACCTGCGCTACGCCCCACTGGTGCACGACCACAACTCCCTGTACTCACTGCTGGGGCACACTCACCCATCGTATGCGGTGGCGGCCTCTCTGGCGGCCGTTGCCACGAGCGGAGCGTATTCCGACCTGTCCGGGACGCCCACTATTCCCACTAAGGTCAGTGACCTTACTAACGACACCGGGTTCATAACCAGTTCATATGCCAACCTGCCTTCGGCCGATCAGAAGGCTGCGCTAGCTGGAACATCAGGAACCCCGGGTTCTGCCAATAAGTACGTGACCAACAGCGATACCAGGCTGCCCACAGCCGGGCAGAAGTCGGCGCTTACCGGAACCTACGGATCTCCCGGAGACGCCAACAGATATGTCACCGATACCGACACCCGCCTGCCAACTACCGCGCAGACAGCCGCGCTCGCGGGAACTTCAGGGACTCCACCCACGTCTGAAAACAAATTCGTGGACAACGCCGATACCAGGCTGACTAATGCGAGAACTCCTACGACCCACAAGTCCTCGCATGCCACCGCGGGAGATGACGCGCTGTCGCCTTCGGACATAGGTGCCGCTGCGAGCACGGATACCAGGTTCCCGACTTCCGACCAGAAGGCGGCGTTGGCTGGCACCAGCGGGAGCCCCAGCAGCGTAAATAAATATGTAACCAATGCCGATTCGCGTTTGAGCGACAATAGAACACCCGTTTCTCACGGGAACGAGAGCCACTCTTCGGCTTTTATGGCCGAGCTTTCAGATGACACCTCGCCTTCCCTGGGCGGGGATCTTAATGCCAACGACAACCAGATAGGGAACGTTGAAATGCGTAATTACTGCGAGACTGTAGTTGCTGCTACCGGCGTTTCCGGAACCTATAATATGGATCTGGCTGCAGGCACCATATTTAACCTGACTCTGGCGGGCAACACCACCATCGGAAAGACTAACATTCCTTCGTCAATAAACGGAAAAGCATATACAATGACGGTACTTGTTACACAACCCGCTGGAGGCGGAAAAACAGTCAGTTGGAACATAGGCACCATAAAGTGGGAAAATTCAGTATTGGCAGATGTGGGAACAGGAGCTGGGGCGACAACCATATGGACGTTCATGACTTTTGATGGATGCATTACCTGGTATGGCTTCCTGTCAGGGGTAAACATGACATGAATACCGCCCAAATGAGAAAGTTGTCCAGAGAAGTAAGAGAGTCAAGGAATGTTTCTGGGCTGATAATTATGTTTTATGGAACAGTTGATGATATTCCTCTTGGATGGCAGATATGCGACGGCACCAACGGAACCCCGAACCTGACGGACAAGATGCTTCTCGGTTGGGGAACACTGGCAGTGGGAGCCAGTGGTGGTGGGGATGGTGCCCATACTCATGGGACAAGCCAAGCGGGAGGGCACACCCACACCTGTAACCAGGGGGGCATTCACACTATTGCAGACGGAATAGGGGAATCATATGCAACTAGGAGGATAAACGTTTCGGGTACTTATATTGATGCACCTTTAGGGGGAGATGTAACACTAAGAAAGGCAGATGGAAACTCAACTTCTGCTGCACTACATATTCACAGTCTTGATTCCGGCACACACAGCCATACTGCATTAAGCACATCTGACTGCCCAGCATACAGGCGCTTGATGTTTTTGATGTCCATATAAAGAAGGAGTAAGCATGGGTTATTTTATCATGATCTATACGGGAGACACTGTAAATATACCAGAGGGTTTTTCTCTGTGCAACGGTACTGGCGGTGGCCCAGATCTGCGAAATAAGTTCATAAAAGGTGTAGAAAGTGATGCTGCGGCAAATGCCAGCAATAGACCTGGGGCAATCGGAGGAAGTTCCACAAGATCTCATTCTCATGGTTTTTCTACTGTAGCTACAGGTTACAGCCACTCCCATATACTAGAGGGTGCCGGCCCTGGTGAACTACACCCATTTGTAGAAGGAAATTGCGACGTGTATCGCTGCCAGTATATAGTTAAAACCTCACCAACAGCTATGGGCATAATAGGGATTTATACGACACCACACACTCACACCACATCTATAGCTTCTATCCCGTCTCACACGCACACAGTATTATCAAGCTCAGTCGAATATCCACCATATTATGTGGTAATGTTTATAAAATCGTTAATTACACCTATACTTCCCAGTGGAAGCATTGTGATGTGGTCTGGGGCAGTCAGCGATATTCCCAGTGGCTGGGTATTTTGTGACGGCACCAACAGTACCCCGGATATGCGAAACAGGTTTGTAATGGCTTCAACCACCAATATTGGGGACACAGGGGGGGATTGTACACACACACATGTAGGTGCTGCAAGTACCCATAAGCACGACTGTGAGTATGCCAATATTCCACCACACACCCATCCAGATCTTTATGAAGGGGATGCTGCCCGAAATGTGGATGCAGGAACACACCACATGGCTTATTATCAGAATTCCATATCAAGTGACTCTCACAAACATACATGTTCGTCGGAAGGGTCTCACAGCCACACTGTAAGTGCATGTTCCACTTACGCCTCCTATCCCCCTTATTACAACCTGGCCTTTATCATGAAACTATAGGCTGTCTGCACGGGTATGGGTAGTGCTGGTAGAATAAGAATAGAACGGCTGCTGCGGGAGGGAGAACATTGAGTAAATTAGGGTATAGCGCCACCGGATACGAAATCATAGACGAAGAAATAACCATTCCCGCCGGCAGCGGCGATCCCGCGACCGCTAAGGTGTCACTGGCACACGACACGCTGATAGCCGCCGAGCTGTCGGTGACGGTTGGAGGCACTCCGCTGGTGATGGGTGCGGACTACGACCTGCTGCGGGAAGACTACAGCGTCAGATACCGGTGCTACCGCCAGATCACTTTCTACTCCAACTTCGAGGCCACCGCCCTGGTCACATACACCACGCTGGGGGACTACATAGAAGCCGGAGACTTAAACTCCCTAGACGAGAGGTTGCTTGCCGTAGAAGCCACTTTCTACGATCCGGGAGAGCTGATCGATCGCATAGAAGACCTGGAAGACGATATGTACGACGCCGTGGACGGAATAAAGCCTCGAACGGAGGATGTCTACGACAGTATCTTCGCCCCGGTGTCCGGTAAAAAGGACGTAATGGATGACATACAGCCCTTCATAACCAACGAGGTCGAGAACTTCACGGAGAATTATCTGTCCGCAGCGGCGGTTGCGCAGCTCCCGCAGGACTGCAAGCACGGGGTGGGAATGGCCGGTGTTGTGAGCGGGCGGACCTGGATAAACGTTCTCGGCACCACGGGAGCGAACATCGCGGCAGACGGTACCGTGTCCTTCACCAGCATGAACGAGTACGTCTACTACGACGCGCTGAACAACAGTAAGATAACCGGCGATGGGGGCAGTAAGACCATAACCAACAGCGGGTCAAGCGCCGCGAACGTCATGGTGATAGACCTCACGACCCTGGGAGCCCTAATGCCTGAAGAGGCGGCCACGGCCACGATACTCGACGGTGTGAACACTTACAGTGTCGAAGACAATTGGGATGACCTGCCGGAGACAGTCCTTGCCCAGATGACACCGACATATATAGGCGGTATAGGTTCTGCCAACATGCTGAATGGTGTGGTGGTGGACCTGCAGATTATCGCCTACTCCCCGTCGGAAGACGAGGTGCACGCAAGCGAGAGTGTCGGGGCCATATGGGATTCGTCCAGCGATGCGTCGGAGCTTCTATCCGGCGCCATAGTCCAGTACCCCGTGCTCGGGCGAGAATACCCGCTGCTGTCACTGAACGGGTACAGGAACGAGTATCAGCCCGACGAGCGGATGTTCGTGAAAAAGATAGCCCTGGGGGATGTAACGATAGCCACCGGAAGCGGCACATTCACTGGAGCGGTTGGGACCGGCAACTGCAGACTGTATTCCACGAGCAACTGGAAGGCCTATTCCGGTATGGTGTCCGGCAATACGGTCACTACTACGGCGGCCGACGGGACCTACCTGCTGGAATATCAGTTGGAAACCGAACAGGTACTCGGTACCCCGGCCACAGAAATAACTGTCCTCGAGAGTGGCACTCTGACCCCCGTTACCGTAGAACTTTCAGATGTTGGAATATACATCGATGGTGCGGTCACTATAGAGGTGGCGGAGAGGCCGATAGTCGAGATGGTGGCGTGCAGCAGTATAGACCTGGAAACCGGGAATCTGCTGAACGTGCTGGATAAGGTGACCGTGGCGGCCAACGGTTTGAGCTTCACCGTAGAGGGAGCCGAGGCCGGAGACTACTTCGATTACACATACACACACGACACCGTAAACAACTTACCGCTGATTATAGACATGGGGATTCCCTTGAGTTTCCATGGGCGGCTCACCAACCTGAATGTGGATATCTCCACCACCCAGAAGCTGTTGCGGGACATGAGCAGGACCATAATGGCGTTAGGCCAGTTTGTGCAGACATACATCCCCGATGCGCGCACGGTCCTGGTATATCCGCCGACCCCGATTGTGCACCACGGGTTCATGCAGGAGCCGGATATTACTATATACGGTCAGACTATACTCAACGAAATCCCGCGTACAGAAAACTTTCACTCAGATACCGATGATGATGGAATGTCTGATTATTTTGTTGTTTCAGAAGAATTAGATTCTGAATTAAACAATGGGCAGAGAATATATGCAGAAGAAGTTACGCAAGCAGACGAACTAATATTTTCTCCAAATACGCAAACCGCTTCTGCTGAATTTGTCGCGTCGGAAGAAGTAAACGTAAACAGAATAGCGGGTGGTGTAGGAACATCGATAGGCACATACGAGTGGGAAGCAGGAGAGCCGGACTGGACATTAAGCGGCAGAACGTTAGTCAATCTTATACGTTCTGGCGAAGATGTTCCAGACGGAGAGGGCCGATATTTCAAGTCTGTTGACGGAAATACCTACATCGACCTTCTAAATGCCACAACAATCACCGGCGATAACACTTACACGCTGGTGGAAAACGATAGCGGATCTGCTGCGGATATCGCTGTTTACAACCTTACGGCATTGGGCTATCTTACTGAATCAGAAGCGGACAGGGCCAACACTCTTGCGGGCGAGGTTTTATATTCTACATCTACTCTATGGGAAGACGTACCCGCTGCGATTGTAGTACAGATGTTGAATTATATAGCCCCGTACACGAAAGAGTCGAAAACGATACTTACCAATACGAGAGATGGTGCGTTAATCTCACAAACAGACATGGACATACCTGCGCTCTCGTTGAAAGAATACAAGAACACAATCAGTTCTGATGGTACTGCTTCTAAATACGTATGGCTGGATGATTTTGCGGATGCCACTTACACGCATATAGACGAATCGGGCGATTATGACTATGTTGAAGTCGAACTGGACGCTGTAATTGCAGAAGAGATAGAAGATTTCGATATAGGTGTTGTATGGGACTATTCATCCGATGATTCAGGATTGGACAGAAATGTACAGGACATAGCACCAGAAGTTTTATGGGACTATTCGTCGGATAGTTCTGATCTGTCAAGGAGGAATATATGAGTATAAATTTCAACAAGATAAAGCCGTGGAGCGAGATGATACGCTGCAATTTGGCGGATGACGAAACATCTCCTTCTGCATATTTTGGCGATAGCTGGTACAACGAAGATGGATACAAGGACGATGGTACTACGCAGGTTCAGACCTATGTGCAGATACCGATGTTCTGGTATAGAAGGTACAAGGATATTCCTTCGTCAGAACTTGCCAACGCTATAAGTTTCAGGCCGAAGGCAGGATTCAATTTGCACGAGACTTTCAACAGACCGGACGGTATAAAGACGAAGATCTATGTGGGCGCATTTTTGGCGAGTTTTTATGATGTGAGCAGGGAAGAATACTCAGATTATTATAAAGGGAACGCAACTCCAAACACCGATGGCAACGGAGATCCAGACAGTACTACACCTGTTGTTGCGGTTGTTTCTGGCGATACTATAAACGATGTTGCAGATAAGATACGCGCGGCAGAATCAGCTTTCCCTGCGTACACTCTTGGTGGTACGGATGCAGAAGTTACTTTTCTGTGCAAGACGAACGGTGCAAAAACAACTCCAGCATGGGGAAGTGCCAAGCAAGGTGTAGATGGTAGTTGGAGCGTAGTCAGTGCGGGGGATGACGATAATCCTGCGTCATTTACATTGACAGTTACAAATGGAGCCACTTCTACTGGAAATGTCAATATAAGCATCGACCAGTACACTGGATTCGCACCAGACCCTACTGCCACTACAGGAGATAAACTCTCATCAATAGCAGGAAGATTCCCGCTTACAACACTTACACGTGCGCAACTCAGGCAAATGGCAAGAAACAGAGGGGAAAAGTTTTCAGAAATAGACATCGCTACGTGGTCTGCCATGCAGTTATTACAGATGATAGAGTTGGGATCATTAGACGGACAGACAGCGTTAGGCATGGGTGTTACTAATAAAACTGGATATGCATACTATAAGGCAGAAAAAACCGGTACTACTGCTTATACGTTGGAAGATCCAAATTACGGTGAAGCTACCGGACTATATCACATGATGTACAGGGGTATAGAGGACTTTTGGGGCAATTGCTGGCAGTTTATAGACGGCATAAATATAAACTTCACAACTGTCAGTGCTACTGCCGATACACCTATACCATACTGGTGCAACGATATAACTCTGTATGCAGATGGTACAGCTTCTAATTACGAGGATATGGGTGTAGCGCTGAGTAGTTATCCGTCAAGTGGGAATGGATATATAAAAAATATACACGCAACACCAGATTGGAGCTTTCTGCCTTCAGAACATCAGTCTAGTGCGGGATATTTTAGAGACTACTGGTATCCGAGTCCTAGTGCTGGCTGGCGTGTTCTTCTTGGTGGGGGCAATTGGACTTACGGCGGCTTCTGTGGGCCGTGGGCGCTTACTGCGGCTACTTCGTCGGCTGCCCATTTGCATCGTGGCGGGCGGCTCCAACGGTTTTGATCCTGATCTTGCTCTTTTGGTATTTGTAATCTGTAATTTTGGTTTGTACTAGCGTTACTGGCGTGTTCTTCATGTCGGTAACTTTTGGAGGTTTTATATGCTAACAACTTTTAAGATACATAAATCTGATTCAGGCTGGCCGGAGAGTTATGAGCCATCTTCCGACGAGATGAAGGCGTACTTTTTGGGCTGGCGATTATGTGGTGCAGCCGGTGCGCCATACGTTTCAGGAGACAAATACTGGCACAAATGGACTGACCTGTCCGCTATTACCGCTACCTGTCCTACTACTTCATATGTCGGATCGGAAAGGTATTTGGCGGTAGTTGCGGACGATACTGGTGAGGCTGTATCTGTAAACATCACCAACCCATTCAGGATATTTCACGGAGAAAATATTATAAGCACCGATACCATATCCGATATATCACTGGAATGGACGGAGATAAAAGAGAGTATAGAAGATAGGTTGATTGCAGGGCATAAGTATCTAGTATATCTGGAAGGCAAGGCCAACGATACAGGAGTGCTAGATGCGACTTTAACGGTTACAAATGGAGTAAGCACCGTAGAAGCAGATCCGTGGACTGCTGCTGATACTGATTTCGCGCGCAGATTCCTCACATTTACACCAGAAACTGTTGCAGACTGGCAGCTTAAGGTTATTACCGGCGATACAGCCTCTACTCCCGTGGACTACACATTCAGAAACCTAGATATCATCGACCTCACAAGTTTGGGCGAATTGAACACACCTATGCAGGAAGTGTTCGAAGTCACAAACTGGTACGACTTGACCGACGAGCAACTGGAAGAATACTTCGACGAAGTTGGACATATAGACGTGGTCAAAGCAGTAGGTTACACATTCGACGGCGGGCAGCGCGCGTTCAGTGTAAACAATTACGGCGACACGTTAGACTCTACACCAATCTCCACTGTTGAAGTAGATACTGAACTACATGGCTGGAACGGTATATACGATGAATTCAATACAGACACGAAGACTACGCGCGTCAAGAGACTGGAATTGCAGTACGCAACTGTTGGAGATATCACTAAGCTGGAAAGCTCTACAACAGTAGATATAAGCGAAATGACCGCGAGCGTGGCGTACATACTTGACTGCTATGGCAGAATGTTGTCGGATATAGAACTACTAGACTCGGATACAGGATTTTCAAGCATAACTCCAGATGCAGACGATATAAAGAGATACTTCAACGGGTGGAAGTATATAGACGGTACGGATTACAGTCCTATTGGTTATACCGGGGATTCAGTAGACGCGTCTACTGCGCTTGCAAGTCTTGTCACCGATATATATCCTGATGCAGACTGGAGGCCGTGGACGTATATATATCAGTTGGACGAGGCGGAGAGTGAAGCGGTGGACACCATAGGAAGGATGTATCTGTATGTCGGTGACAACATCATCGCCACCGATGTGGGCTACCACTTGCCTATGTACGTAGGGGTAAAGGCCGATGCGACCGCCCTGAACGACATCGTGGCCCGCGCGCAGGACCTGGTGGCCAGGGTGACTGCCCTGGAAGAGGCCGAGACTTAAGGGCTCGCCTGCACATCCTACAGGCGTCCGTTATAATGGATACAGACAGGGAAACTAGACAGGATATGGGGAGGGATTTACGGGTATGGCCAAATTAAATTTCTTGTCGTCCGGATACCCGGACACAACTGAAACGATAACAGTACCGGCCGGGGGTGGAAGCCCACTGCGAGCACGCGTGACCCTTTCCCACGACCTCATATCCGCCACCGGATTGCGGGTGTACCGTGGGGAAACCGCGCTGTCCCGGGCACTAGATTACCGCCTGGAATCGGCCGACTACGATAACATTCACGATTCCTACACCGGCATAACGTTCTATTCCAACTTCGGGCAGACACTTACAGTTATCTACCGACCGAAAGGCGACTACGTGGAGGCCGACGACATAAACTCCCTGGACGCCCGCACCACCGCGCTGGAGGAGGAGATAGAGACCCCGGTCACCGGAATGGACGCGAGGATAACCACTATAGAGGACGACCTCAACACCGTGACCACGGGGGTGAAGGACAGACTGACGGCCCTGGAAGCGGAACTGGACACCGAGACCACCGGGCTCCTGGACCGAGTAGAGGTCCTGGAAGAAGTGGCCGAAGACATGAGCGACCTAACGGTGGATGTGGCGGAAACGGTGCCGATAATCAGTATGCCGGAGACAGCGAGAACGGCCACGGTCAGGGCGTTGACCCTGAAAGGCACGCCGCTTGTAAATTTGGCAGGAAATTCTACAGGATACACAGAATACGATTTCGACCTTATAAAGCGAATGAATCTGGACTCCGATGGTACCGAACTAGCGGAGTTTGGAGACGTAGATTATGCCACGGACGGTTCGAACGGAGAAGTGGTAGTCAGATTCCCGAAATACTATATGCACGTAGGCGAGATAGAAACCGAAGGCGAACCGATAGTGTATATGGAAGTCTCAGCAACAGAAGCAGACGGATTCACAATACATCCTGCGTTCGTATCTGGTGGAGAAGTTCTTGACTACGTGTATATCGGAGCTTTCGAGGGCAGCGTGCAGAAAATATCAGACAGCTCATGGATAGAGGACGCATCAGACGGTTCGGATCCAATACAGATAGCTACTCTCGACCTTCCAGACCATATGTTGCGCTCTGTCTCTGGAAGAAAGCCAAAAACCAACCAGACTCTACCGGAGTTTAGAACTATGGCAGAGAACAGAGGCACCGGATGGGGGATAGTTGACCTAAAACAGGCCGGAATGGTGAATCTGCTATATCTCATCAAATATGCTGATTTCAACGCTCAAACGACAGTAGGACAGGGTATAACCGGAAAAGCATCCGGTACTGGAAATGAATCTGAACCTACCGGGGCTACTGCTGCTCTTGGTGCGGTGGATACTGGTGGCACAAATCTTGAAGCCGTTTCCATGTTCGGGCTGGAAAACTGGTGGGGCAACATATGGGAGTTTACTGATGGCGGAGGAATAAAGTCGGACGGTTTCTATGTTGCTCCTGCCAAACCGTACAACAACACTCTGGCAGGATATACAAAGATTCCATGCGTGCTATTGACTACCAACGGATATCTGAAGAACTTTATCTGGCATCCCGACGCTCTCGGGCTATTCTTGCCGAAAAGTGTTCAAACAGACAGTCCGTCTGCATCCAAATATGTATGCGACTATCTGTACGCTCCGGCGAGTTAT